CAGCTCTGTCTCGCGGTGCCTGCGCTGCGGCGGCTCATGCTGGAGCGGCTGGCCATCGACGCCCCCGAGGTCGTGATTGCTGCGCACGCGCGGCAGAAGGGGCTGAGCCATGGATAGCGGAGCGTTTTGCCGGGAATGCGACACGGTGTGGTCGTGGAGTGACTGCGTCGTGAGCGAGTGCCCGAAGTGCGGGGCGCGCCTTCTCGCGCCCATGAACGCGAAGGCCGTGCAAGACGAGCTGCAACGGCGAATCGACACGGAGCCCGACGAGAACGGGAGGTTCGGCCTTGGCGCTGACAGCTGACTTCGTCGTGCGCCGAGGCCGCGCCGAGGACATGGCCTACGTGTTCTCCTCGTGGCTCAAGTCCTCGCGGAAGGAATCCCCCGAGGTCAGAACCGACGATTGGATGGCGGGGCAACATCGGCGCGTCACGTGGCTCATTCGCACCTCGGGCGTGCTCCACATCGTCCACCCCGTTGGCGCGCCTGACGTCATCGTGGCGTGGGCGATGCTCGACGCGGCCCCCTCGGTGGTCCACTTCGTATTCGTGCGCCAGGAGCACCGCGGGCGGGGCCTCGCGCGCTACCTCCTGGAGGGCCGCAGGGTGTGCACGCACCTCACCGTCGAGGGCCAGGGCCTGAAACGCAAGCTGGGCCTGCGCTACATGCCCCACCTGCTCGACGGGGGCTGGGAGCACGAGCCGCGGAGCGTGTTGCGTGGCGATTCCCCGCTCGCTTCTGGCTGAGCTCGCCCGGCGCGCCGACGGCCCTCGCTTCGACCTTCGCGCGTTCTGCGGCGACCACGCCGGGCAGCTCTCGGTGGCGGCGTGCCGCGATCCGTTCATCCACATCATGTGCGCCCGGCAATCCGGGAAGAGCTGGATTTGCGACGGCATCCTCATGGACAACGGCTTCAACGCGCCGGCGTCCACGAACCTGCTCCTGGGCCTCAATGGGCCCGCCGTGAAGCTCAACAACTGGGTGCCCGTGTGGAAACGCCAGCTCTGCGGGCGCGCGGGCATCCCCGACCACTGGCACAACGAGACCGACCGCATCACGACGTTCCCGAACGGCTCGCGCGTCTGCTTCGCGGGGACCGATGACTTGCGCCACGTGACCAAGTTCCTGGGCAACCGCCTCGCAAACGGCGTCATCATCATCGACGAGGCGCAGAGCCAGCCCCCCGAGGTACTGAAGTACCTCCTGACCAACGTCCTCCCACCGATGCTCACGCCGACGACGCGGGTCATCCTGGCGGGCGTGCTCCCCGACGTGCCCGCGGGGCGCTTTTACGAACTCGCGCACCCACCGGGCGCGCCGTGGCCATGCACCTGCAAGGGCTGGCGGCACTTCGAGTGGGGCCGCGCCGCCAATGTCCACACCCCCGAGGCGATGGACCAGCTCAAGCGCTACATGGAGCTCCACGCGCTCACTGTCGATGACCCGCAAATCCAGCGTGACTGGTACATGCAGCGGGTGTGGGACACGAGCGCCACGGCCTACCGCTACCGCCAGGAGCGCAACGGCTACCGGCCGCGCGTGCCGTCGTGGCTCGCCGCCTACGATTGGGAGAGCTTCCGCGTGAAGGCCGCCGAGCCGCACCCGGGCATCACCAACTTCACGTTCGGCATCGACCCGGGCGGCGGCGATCGCACGAGCATCGTCGGCTGGGGCTGGGGCGACCACACGCATGAGGTGCAGCAGGTCTTCGAGGCGGTCACGCCGCGCGACACGCCGGTGCCGCTCTCGGAAATCGCCTCGACGCTGGCCGTGGGCGTCGAGCACTACCCCACCGACGACATCTACTGGGACCCGGGGAGCGGCTCTCTCGAGATAGACACCTTCGGGACCGACTACGGCATTCCGCTCGTGAAGGCCGCGAACAAGACGGACTTCCCCGGGCAGGTGCGCCGCAACAACGACCTCCTCACGAAGGGCTGGCTGCGGGTCATCATCGGCTCAGCATTGGAGGAGGACTACCAGCGCGCGCGCTTCGACTCGGAGGCCCGCGGGCGCGGGCAATGGAAGTGGAGCTCGCAATGGCACCCCGACCCGTCGGAGGCCGCGCGCTATGCGCTCGCCGGCTACTGGAGCGCCTACGTGGAGCCCGAGCAGCCCAAGAGCTACGAGCAGCAGCGGCGCGAGGCCTGGGCGCAGCGCCAGCGCGAGCAGGCGGCCCTGCGCTCGGGCGTCATGCTGCCCGAAATGGAGGAGGCGCACCTTTTTGATGGCGAGGAGGATGCGCTTGGGGTAATTGACGGTTGAGTCAATCGGCAAGGAGAGCCCATGTCACGCAAGAAGACCGAAGACCTCGACGAATCGGTGGCGCTCGCGATGCGAGACGCCGACGAGCGGCATCGGCTGCTCAAGACCGCGGCTCGCGTCGCTCAGGTGGCCATCGACAAGGCAGCTCGCGAAGGCGCGCTCGTCATCGATGTGATCCACATCCTGCAAGCGCACGTCGAGCGCATTTCGCAGGTGCCAGATACGGGGGAGCAGCCCGAGCAGCTGGAAATCGGCGAGGAGGCGGCGTGAAAGCCTTCGTCGAGTTCAAGGATGCCTACGACGGCGCCCGGGTGGTTCTGCGGCGATCCTCCATCGACTTCGTCCAGGAGCTTCCCGGGTCCGAGGCGACGAAGCTAGAAACGCCCCTGGGCCAAGTGCGAGTCGAGGTGGGCGTGGGCACCTCGCGCTTCATCGTTGCGGGGACCATCGCGCAGGTACTGCAACTCATCGGATTTTGCCCCAGCTGCTCGGCAGCCGCGGGCGTTCACGGATCGCCGTGCGCCAACGAGGAGGCGAACGCGCTGTAAAAGCTTCGCTCGTCACCTGGCGGGGCCGTCGACATGGGGCCTTCCGCAACCCCGACACCGGGGAGCGAGCCAGGACGGTGGCGGTGGGGCCCCTCGCACCGGGCGAGACGAGGGGAGTTCTTGCGGGGTGGAGCATTGGTAGGCAGCGCCGTGCTAAGGCGCCGAGCCCTCGCGGGTGAGCAGGTTCGACTCCTGCGGTCTCCTCAGGCCCAGGAGTGGGCCCGCTCAGCGCCCGGCTGAGCCGCGACGCCTGATCAGCGTCGCCGAGCGGGGGATGCCCCGACCGGGCAGCTACCTACGGCCGCCCTGACGCTTGCGGATGGAACCGCGCAAGCTCAAGGCACTTCTCGCCACGTTGAGCGCCTTTGGCGTCAGCTCCTACGAGCATGACGGCCTGAAGGTGCACTTTGCCGACAGGTTGGCGCCCGAGCCCACGGGCGAGGTCGAAGGCGTCGAGGACGCTGACACCTCCTGGGCGGCGAGCATCCCGCCCGACCCGCGCAAGGCCATCCACGAGGCCTACCAACGCGCCAAGGCCCGTGAGCGGCGGGTGCGCTCGTGAAGCCGGCTGAGCTCGCGCACGGCATCGCCGGCGCAGCGGATCGCACCGAGAGCAAGCGCCTCGCCCGGCTCCACGGGATGACGTGGAAGGCCCTGCGGAAGCAGCTCAAGCGCGAGGCGCGGCGTGGCCGGTAGGAAGAAGCGCCAGGACGGCGGCCCCGCCGAGGGCGTCATGGACTTCCGCGACGACGCCCCTCGTGGCGTCTCGGGCATGGCCTGGTGGGACGAGGACGACAGCGACATCGGCCCCGCCATGGTCGAGACGGCGAAGCAGGTGCGGCAATCGCCTGCCGAGGGCATGCGGCAGGACTTCAACCTGCTCTATGGGTCGCTCTTCGAGGGCTCGAACCTCACGAACCTCTACGCGTACGGCGGCCGCGCGACGCTCAAGTCGGTCTCGTCGGGCCCCGGGCCGGCCATCGGCGAGAGCACGTGGAACCAGATTCGCGCGGTCATCCTGACCACCGCCTCGCAGGTCGCGCGCTCGAAGCCGCGTGCCCGCTTCGTCACGTCGGGGGGCAACCCCCGCCAAAAGAAGCGCGCCAAGATGCTCACGAAGCTGGTGGACGGCATCTTCCAGCTCGAGGCGGCGTACGACAAGACGCAGGCCGCGTTCGTGAACGCTGGCGCCTTCGACATCGCCGGCATCGAGGTCTCCGCCGGGCTCAATCGGCCCGAGCTCACGGTGGTCCTCGGGACCGAGGTCATGATCGACGCCAACGACGGGCTCTACGGCAACCCGCGTTCGCTCTACCGGCACAAGTTCGTCGACAAGGGCGTCCTGCTCAAGACCTATGGGAAGACCGAGGAGCAGCAGCAGGCCATCCGCAAGTGCAACACGCAGGACCCGACCCATCAGGGCGTCGGCTCGAACCTCGTGGAGGTCTGGGAGAGCTGGCGCCTTCCCTCGCAGAAGGGCGCCAAGGACGGCAAGCACGTCATCGCCGTCGAGGGCGAGGGCGGCACGCTCGTCTCCGAGACGTGGGAGCGGGACTACTTCCCGCTCATCCTGTTTCGCTGGGACCGCGCCATCGCCGGGCCCTACGGGCGCAGCGCCGCCGAGGTACTGCTCCCCAACCAAATCGCCATCAACACGCTGCTCGACAAGATTCAGAGGGCGCAGCACCTGGCGTGCGTGCCCCGCGTCGGCATCCAGCGCGGCTCGAAGGTGCTCAAGAGCGAGCTCACCAATGGCATCGGCTCGGTCGTGCAGTTCGGGTCTATGCCCCCCGTGTGGTGGACGCCCAACGCGCTCAGCCCCGAGGTGTACCAGCAGCTCGAGCGCCATTGGGCCCGCGGGTTCGAGATGTACGGCGTCTCGCCGCAGCTCGCTTCGGGCGTGAAGGCCTCGGGGACCACCAGCGGCGAGGCGATCCGCGAGAGCCTCGACGTGCAGACGGCGCGCTTCTCCATCCTGTCGCAGCGGTGGGAGCAGTTCCACCTCGACATCGCGCGCGCGGTGGTCGACACGTGCCGCGACCTCTACGCCGATGACCCGGAGAAGCGCATTGCCGCGCCCGGGACCGAGCTCCTGGAGGCCATCCGCTGGCGCGACGTGGACCTCGAGGAGGACGCCTACACCATCGAGCTCTACCCGACGTCGTTGCTGCCCCAGACCCCACAGGGGCGCATTGACCGGGTGACCGACCTCGTGGCCCGCGGCATCTGGACGCCGAAGCGCGCCGAGGCCGCCCTCGACGACCTGGACGTGGACGCCGCGCAGAACGCCGCGCGCGCCGCCGAGAAGGAAGCTGAGCAGGTCTGCGAGGACATCGTCACGGACGGCAAGTACCGCACGCCCGACCCGGCGATGGACCTGGACGCGCTGTTGCGTGTTGCGTCGCAGTACCGCGCCTCGTGCGAGCTCGGCGACGTGCCCGAGAAGCACAAGGACCTGTTGTACCGCCTGCTCGACGATGCGGCCGCCCTGAAAGCTCAGATGGCGCCGCCGCCCGCACCGCCGGGTCCAGCACCTGCGCCGCAACCTCAAGCAGCCGCCCAGATGGCGGCGTAGGACGTCCAATGAAGCTGCCCAGCCTGAAGTCCATCATCTCGTACGCCGCCATTGCCGCGAACGGCATTGTGTGGCTCAGCACCCACATCGAGTCGAGCCCCATCCCTGTGCCCGCCTGGGTGCCTCCGATCCTCTCGGGCGCGGCCGTGGTCGCCGGGATCGTCCTTCACTACGCGAACCCGCCAGGACTGGAGCCCACGCCGAACTTGAGCGTCGACGACACAGGCCCCGCGCTCGGGAAGGCCAGCGGGGAAGCGGGCGCTGCAGCCGGCAAAGGGCCGTTCGAGCGATGAAGCGCGTCCTCATCCTCGGCGCCGTCCTCGCGGCCGCGCTTCTGGCGTGTGGCGAGCCCGAACAAGCGGAGCAGCAGCAGGGCGCCAGCTTCATGCCGGGCCTCGGCCCGACGGGTGGCTCCATTCTGGTGCGGCCGCCGCAGCCACCTCCCCCGCCGCCTCCGCCCCCTCCGAGGTGCTGGGAGGATTGGGGCCTTGCGCCCGTCGCGTTCAACACGTGCACGGCTGACGGCTCCTATCCGTTGAACCAGTTCAACGACCCGGTGCCCGGCGCGCACACCCTGTGCTTCGCGTCGTGGGCGACGCTTGCGGCGCACCCAGGCGCGCCTGACTTCGCGGGCTGCACGTACGACGCCTACAACAACGGACTGTCGCTCGCCTTCGGCTTCCCGTTCTACGTGCCGCGCTTCTGCGCGCACAGCTGCTGGGCGGACTGATGCGAGGCGTTCATCTCTCGCCGCCTCCGCCTCCTGAGGTGATTAACGGGCTGCGCGTGCCGCTCTGGCCGCTGCTGCCCGTCGCCGAGGAAGCGCCCGTCGAGCTGTGCCCGCACACGCGCGAGCCGTTCTGCACGTGCTCCGCGCACGGCCCCGAGGCCCCGCGTGGATGACGTCGCGCCGCTCCTCGTGCCGACCGCCTGCTTCCTGGCGGGGTTCGCGGGCGGCATCGTCTTCGCCGTTTGGGTCGTGGTCCGCTGGCTGACCCAGCGGTAGCGGCCGCGCTGACGGGGGTATGGCAAAGCCCAAAACCCCAGCAACGAACGACCTGGTCGAGACCCAGCAGGACAGCGACTTCGCCGACGAGCCCGACGCGGAGGCCGGCCTTCTGGCTGCCGACGCGCTCCCGTTCACCGCCCGCGAAGACCTCGCCGCCGAGCAGCAGGAGAGCATCGATGCGATCCGCGCTCGGCGCGCCGCCGCCCGCGCCGTGACGGGGAACCCGCGCGCCAAGCGCCGGGTGACCAACTACCACGACGCCGAGCGCCTCAAGAACCTCCACGCCAAGGGCCACACGCACCTCGTCTCGAACGAGGAGCTGGTCGACTTCGAGG